CAACACTATCAGACGGAGGTCCATGTGACTAAAATCCAAAAGTCTGTATCAAATACAGACGCTCAGCCGATCGTAAGATCTGCACAGTTAGAATTCAGGAAGGAGTTCGTACCCACAATTTATGAGAGTGGTAATCTCAGGTACCTCGGACGTTTAACGAGAGGTTATCCAATGAACATGTCGTTTGTTGCGTTTGATCCATTTGTAATGGATGAGATGGTTGAGCTCTACGGAACTCTTCCACAGAAGTATCGCGGTTACACGCGTTCTGGGGCTTCACTGGATAAATTGAAGAAAGGTATTATGGCTTATGACCATGAGTACCCTGACAAACCAAACGACCCTCTATTAAACGAGGCCATTGATCACACTTTTAAAGTGTTTTCCTTTAAGGATAAACAAAAACCCTTAAAGCATTCCGAGGTTCCCCTCGAGGCTGACTCTTCAGCAGGCTGGACTTGGTCTGGTTTACGCAAGAAAGAGGTGTATTCATCTGCACTTCGAGCTGCTGTTCATCAAACGCAGTTATTATACAAGGGTAAGTATAGTCGTAAGGCTGTGCCACCATGTATGGCGTTCAAGCGAACTCAACTCGCACGTCTTCCAAAAACCAAGGTCAGACTTGTCTGGGGTTTCCCAATCGAGGTCACCATCCGTGAAGGTCGATTTGCTGTACCATTAGTCGATTTGTTCGAAAGAATGGATTCGCCTATCTTCCATGGTAAGACGCTTCTTAAGGAGCTTCCTATCTTTATTGACTCTTTGTTTGTCAATGGAGGAACTGCATATGTGACCGATTGGTCCGGGTTCGATTCGACCATTCCACCCTGGTTAATCAAAATCTGTTTCAAGATTCTTCGTATGAACCTTGATTTATCAGCTGGAGATGACAAAGAGTTTTGGGAGTTATGCGATTACTTCATTAAAACGCCAATTGTCTTACCTGACGGCGACGTTTTTGTGAAGAATGGTGGTATACCAAGTGGGTCGTACTTTACACAGTTAATTGGTTCAATCGCTAATTTTCTCTTGTCGAGCTACTTACAGCTTAGGACTTTAGATAGGTTTCTAATGTCTAAATGCTTAGGTGACGACTTGATCGGTCGACTACGTAAGGATGAAACCATCGACTTCGATGAGTGGACACGAATAGCCAAAGAGATGTTCAATATGAACATCAGTTCTACCAAGAGTGCTATCTCCGATACACCATGGACAACTGACTTTCTCGGGCATTCGTCTAGGAATGGGCGTGTCCTAAGGGATAACGATAAACTTATGCAACTGGCTCTTTACCCTGAGTATCAGGTTGACGATCCTGCTGTGTCCACAGCTCGTGTACTAGGCCTTGTGATGGACTCTGGAATGCGCAACTTACCATTGTTGTTACTCTACCACCGTATGGCGAGTAAGTACACTCCTGACTTCACATACCGTGAAAGGTTTATGAAGTATGTTGTTCAGTCTGAGATACCACAGGTCGTGAACGATGG